TTTCTTCAACGAATCGGGTGAAACAGAGAGCGATCCTTCTTCATCGAGCGAAACTACATACAACAGAGCCGAAAGAGGATTGACAGGATTATCAGTTACAGACGCCCGGTAAACCCTGCCGAACTCGCTTGGCATTGTGTAAATTCTTGCCAGCAAATCCTCTCTCGATACGACGCGGCGCTGAGATTTCCGTGCCGACGGAATCAGTTGCTTCAGTTCGTTTAGCGATGGTGCCGGAGCACCTCCCGATGCACTTTCTGGATTGATAACCTGTATCGATTGACGAACCGTTAGACTGTTGGATGCTGACGGGCTTCGCCTGAACGATAGCGACAATTCGTCGATTTGTTGCACTTGTTCTGATGCGACATTGTGGCCAAGACCACCGCCGTGACGATATCTTACAGTCAGCGTTGTGTCTTTCGGAGAAATACCCAAGGTTTGTGTTTGTAGTAATGACTGAGGGTCAATACTGAATTTCGCAACAGTTGCTTTTCCAAACAGGCTCAACGACAATGCAGACGGATCAGGCACAATGTCATCATCCAGCGTCGAGGCATTTCCTGAACCGAACCGTAATGTTGTCAATTGCGTAACAGGATCATACCTTCGAATGTACCGGTATGGGGCTGCGATGACCTGCATATGATTCGGCACAATTGCGTTGTCTGTGTCCGGATTCTTTACCTTCAAAAAGACCGTGTCTTCACTTAGCGATGTGACCTCATAATACACATTCAATTCTGCATCCGTAACGGACAACACTGCAGAAATGTGTTTTTCGTCGAGGGTGATTTCGCGGAAGGGGATGAATGTTGGAGAAACAACAATATTTTGGGTTTTCTCTTCCCCGCTTACCGCGTAAACACTGCGAGTCACGAAGAATGACGCTGGGCTTCCGTCAGCATTCGTCGTTGCAATGATAAAATCGGCCAGGAAATTGCCGTTGGCATCTTGTTCTGAAAAATCAACATCATCAATTGTCGTAAACGTCACGCCAGAAAACGATGATATACCGGTCGCTGCCAAAATAACAGGCATTGCTGATCTGGTCGGTAAATAAACACCGCTAATCGATTCAGAAGGCACGGTCAATTGGAATTTCAGCTCTACGACCGACGGTGCTTTTCCGTGTATCTCTACACCGGCGTTGCGGAGGTGGGTGATGATATTCTCAGGTTCGACCGCGTTGGTTGGATCTAACTCACGAAATGAATGGTCAAGGTAAAAGCTAAGTGAGTCGCCCACCGTCGCAGCAAAATCAAGAAACATGCCGCCAACAGAAGCCTCAGAGAAATCCTGAATCTTGTCGGGAAAGTATATTCTCGCCGTTTCCAGCAATTGGTTTCTGATCGATTCAAAATCCCTTGCAAGGTACGACCGATTTTCTTCTTTTTTTAGTTTTTTCTTGATTTGAAATGCCATTTTATCCTGCCGCGAAGATTATTACTTCGATTGCTTGGTTCGTTAGTGCTAAACCAGGGACGTTGTACATCACCTTGATTTTGCTTCTGATTACATTTTCATCGTTCGATTTCTCAACGCTTGGTTCAAAAACATCTAGCTCCACAAACGGCATGTACTTTTTGACTGTCTTGATTATTCTGCGGGCAGCTTCTTCGTCTGTATTTTCGGCCGTGAATTCAAAAGCGAGTGGTAATAGATTTGCGCCGAAGTCGCTCAATGATAAACGTTCGCCATGGTTTGTTGCTAGCAGGTTTCGTAAATTGTCCTTGATTTGACTTGCAATATCATATGACATATCAAACATTGAATTGCCCGTTGAGGCGAATGATATAGGTGTGCGAATGCCAATTGGCATCTTTACTTCCAGATCTTCTACGCTTTTATCGTATGTGTCCTGGAGCTGGCCTACCGATTTGAAATCGTATGTTCGTCGAACCTGTGACATTACCTACCTCGATACATAAATATCAAAAAACATAAGTTGAAACGCATGCGGCAAAAAATAGCGACTATAGTAAAGCCCCAGTTCCTGTGCCTTTTCCAGGACCACTAATAGATGGAAAGGGAATGGGGGGTGGTGTCGTGGTCAGATACCCGACGACAGGAACTCCGCCGGCGAGTATAATGTTCGTTTGGACGTCAGCTTTTACCGCAAAGTTGTGAATGGCCGTTTTCATGTCCGACGCAATCATCCTAATAATCGTATCAGAGCTTGCATGTTTGTCTAGGCCGGCGTCACGGGCCACCTTGAACAGCTTCAATAAGTCATTTTTCAGAATGGTGAGAGCTGTTGGTTTGAATGAAATACTTCCAGTTCCCGTTGCTGATCCTGGCGCCGAATATATCCCAGCCCCAAACGGGCCTGCAGCAGATTGTCCCGGTGTGATGATGTCGGTTGTCGTGACATGTGCAGCCACCATATACTTGTGGATCGCATCACCCATTTCAGTCGATAGATTTTTGATTATTTCGTCGCTATTCGCGCCTTCTTTTATGCCGGCCATATACACATTCGTGAAAGCGGTGTTTAGGTCGCGAATTAGTAACGGTGCTGCTGATGATAACGGCATTTGCCCTCCTAGGAAAGTGTTCCGGTTCCTGTTCCATTGCCAGTTACCGTGGTGGTACCAGCAGCCGGCAAGTCCGTTTGTCCGGCGTCGGTTGTATCGGTTGTAGAAACAATTGCTTGCGACATGTATTTGTGAATTGCGTCACCAAGATCCGTCGCAAGTTTTTCTATCGTCTCTGTGTATAGTTCACCTGAAATCCTGTTCCTAGTTGAAATATATGTTTCCCTTATATCTACGTCAAGTACCGGGGCTGCTGATGAAAGAGGCATACTATTCTCCGAACATTCTTTTAGATTTCAGTGTTGCAATGTCTTGTTTTAGCTTGCTCGATATTTTCGTTTTTAGTTCGGCTGCTGCCTGGTTTAGTTGCGGCGACGGTGCGCCGTACCCGGGTGTCACATGCGTCAAAACTGTATCGCAAAATGTCACCAATGAATCCATTGTTTCGAACCAAAGATCCTCAAATTGCTTATACTTTATGAAAGGCTGGGCACCTCCAGGTCCTGGGCCGGTGGCGTCTCCTCCATCATCTTTACTTCTACCGAAATAGATTGCCTTACCAGATATATGAACAGTTCCGTCAGACTCTATTATAATGCCTGCCAAATCATCATCCGGATTCCCCTCTTTTACGATTCGAATTGAACCTGCCACCGAATCAAACTTCTCAGGTAGGTTTCCTGATGAATCCTTTGTTGGCAATTTTCTTGCCACAATCCTAATATGATCTGATTTTATTGCGATTGCCGGGCCTTCTCTCTGTTCATACTTGTTTTCGAACGGTTTTGGGGCAAGCTTTCCTAATTTCTTGTCTATCTTCGAATTTGTTGAAACGTATATCCTGGATGCGTCAACAAGAAAATCCGGATCGCCCTCGGCTGGGTTTGTTTTGGCGTTGCCGGGGGTTGCGGGACCCTCGCCATCGACTTTCCTTTGTGCATCTACATCTTGGACCTGCGCTGGGTCCTTGTCGGTTTCAAATGCACCAAATGAATTTTTCGCAATAAATGGCTGTGTACTGTTCTTGACACCTTTCGAAGCTGTACCCTTTCGATTTCGTTTTGTTTCCGACTCGTTATCTTTGAAATACCGGCCACGACCAACAACAATATCAATTGCTCCTGTTTCTGGCGACTTGACAGTTTCTGACGCTGCGTTTGAAGCATCAGGTGAAACAGGTCGGTCGGTTGCATCCCAGCCTCTTTCCGTCCCTAGGATGATTGCCGTGTTGTTTGAGCCTTGCAGAACAGTATCCGCTGGGCGCTTTGTCAACCTAGGTACTGCCTCTAGAACAATGTTCTTCCCCTCAGCAGAGTTTATAAGTAGTTGCTGGAGGGCTGTGTCATCCCCAGCGATGATTTTTTTGTCATCGTCTCCATTGGGGAACTGTAATGTCCGATCCAATTTTTCTGAGCCTGTTTGTGTCAAACGATGCGGTCGAGTGAATGCTGTAAAATTTGCATCCTCAAGTGGTAATGAATCTGATATTCGAGTTACCCAATACGTTCTATCATCGGGCGCGCCGTTCAATATTTTTTGTCGAAAAAGCCAGACCTGTTCGCCTGGCTTCGCCGGCAACGCGATGTGCGATGAAAAAAACGGGTAAACGACAAGATCGACAGTGTCAGATAAGCCTTCACTTGTTGATATTATACGACAAATCAGCGAATTTCTTGGGGCCAACGAGAACAGTATCCTCTGGGGCTCAGAAAGGGTTTCGGGTACTTCTTGGCGAAGGGACACATCGCAAATTGTGTCTATTACAAGGCCTCGCTCGAATATGTTTGTTGTCCTGATCGAACTTAGATCAGAATCAACGTCGTCAGTCGAACGGACCGCAGCTCCACCATGAATTACCGCCTTTGATGATGTCATTGCTTTCCTTCAATCGCCGCAAATAATTCGTCTGCATCTAGTGTTGCCTGCGCTTCAATTTCTTTCGCGACGACTTGTGCAAGTGCCAGGAGTTGGTCATTCGATTTGCTCATTCGCTCGAGGTACTTTACCAATGTTCCGCCGAGGGCCATATGCTCAGCGGCACCTTGACCGAGCGCGGCGAAGCACTGCGCCAATAATGCGCATGCGGTGGCTCGGTCGTTGGCTGCGTTGTTGTAGATTTCCGTCCAAAGATATAATTTTTGCTCTTCGACACCTTCAATCTCTTTCAATATTTTCCCGAACGAGCGAATCTTCACCTGCGCGGACTTGTCATCCGCCATCAGCTTGTCAACCTTTTTTATATTCGTTGGCTTCATCTCTTCGTTCCTCTGCTACCACCTGGGCATAAATCTTTCTGATTTTGCTCATCGACTTTGTCACTTGCTTCTTTTCAAACCCAGATATCTCTACTAAATAGACATAAATCGATTGCTTGTTTATAAAATCTAGCTCGTCAACCTGGTCAAACAAGCCTTCAACTGCCGTCATGACTGTTATGTCACGCGGATCGCGAAGACTCTTCTTGATTTTCTTCACCCTGGCAACTTGTTCGACTTTCCTTTCCCGGAGAAGCATGAGCTCCTCTGTTGAAGGAAGTTCAACAAAATTGGAAATCTGCTTTTGTGTGTCCCTGGAGAGGTGCAACGTATCATTTAGATACACGTGTTTATAATACTTCTTTCTGTGACTATTCGTCGTGTTGATTAGGAAGTTTTTTGCAACCACATTGAAATACGAGAATGCTTTCGAACCTCGATCGGGATTCCACTTATGTAACGAGTTATACAGTGAGTAGCTGCATTCTTCAATCAGTTCAGCAGCAGACATCAGCGGTGACTTGAACCCATATACATAGACCAAGCTCTCCGACAACTTCATTATCGCCGGCTTGATTTTGTCGCCGTAAATAATTTCCCTCTGTCGTGTGTCACTCTCGCCTAAAAATGCAAGAATTGCAACTTCGGTATTTTTGTCAAAGTATAAAACACTTTTGCGGCCGGGCTTTCTTTTGATACGTTTTTTTCTTTTTATCATGCCTCATTATCCTCTATGTCGTCTGGAACATCCCTTGTCAGTGTCAATGCCACTGAATGTAATGCAGTTCGAACTGAACCAATGCCTTTCACGACTGAGCGAACCTCCGGGCTGTCAAAAAATAATGGACGTTCCAAAATCTCTGTCATTATCTCATACTTCGTATCGATAACATCCAAGCATTCTTCTATTGCATCTTCCATTTTCAGAATTGTCGTGCCAAGTTGTACATTTTTGTACACTGACATTGTCAATAAAAATGCCAAAATGACGATTATCGAAATGCTAAACATTTATGCCTCCGTGACCGGTAATATACATCGCATATACGCTTCAATTATCGCATCGATGCTATGGGTCTTTTTGAGTGTAGATGACAGTTCCTTTGCCGAAACCGTCAGGCTCTCCTTGTTTTTCAGTACCTTGACAAGCTTTTTCTTGAAGTTGCCACCGCGGACGTCTGCCCATTTTGCACCGGGAACAAAAATTCGATTGTCAATTCTAGATTGTGGAATGCGTACCATATCATAATGCACGCGTTGAAAACTGTCGCCTGACAGGAATTCCGTGTATGCCGACCAATCCGTCGCTACGATTGGTAAACCTGCAACTGCGGCCTCAACCATTGGAAGACCAAAGCCTTCTCCACGGGTAGCTGAAATCAGCGCTGTCAGCTTTTCGCTCTTATACAGGTTCGTCATTTCTTCTCTGGTCATGGAACCATGAAGCATATACAACTTTGGAAATGATTTCTTGTTTATTGACTTCTTGATTTGACCTAGGAGCTTTCTTACCAACTCTCGATCGATTGTAGTGTCACGGCCCTTCGTTGTTTTCACAATCAAACCGACATCATCTTTCTCACTGAACGCCTCTAGGAACCACGTAATCGATGCAACAAGATTTTTCCTGTCTGCCGCGGGGTCATCTGAAATCAGAGTTCCAACGATCAGAAAGTTGTTTGATGTCGGTAATGATTCGAGTGGATCCGACGTTGGAGGAAGAAGAAGCTCAGGAAAGAATGCTTCCGGAACAACCTTGATTGGCGTCTTTTCGTTTCCTGTCGAAACCATTATCATCCCGGCTTTTGCATGAGCGCTTGGGACAATCACCAAGTCCATCTTTTCTCGACAAACAGTTCCCCATTCGACTGAACATCTGTCTGTTTCTACGCCGGCGGTGATTCCAACATTGAAATGGCCCAGATCGGGATTCCATTCATGTGGCAATTGGATCTGGATGGTGATGTCAAATTTCCCTTCCATAGGTTTTGACTTCTCCATGATCCTGCCGTAAATTCCATTTTCAAAATCAGAATTGACACACCATGCAGTAATACCCCATGGCAGCACCTCAGTTGTCAGGTTCCAATCGCTTTGGGTTTCACAAAACTGGAAAACCTGGCGGGAATGAACTCCGTATCCACTCTGGCTCAACAATGGCGCACGAATCAAAACGTTTTTCATTATGCAATCTCCTCAATCGTAAACTTGTTATCAAATTTCCAATCATCGCATAGCTTTTGTAATGATTCATGCCAAAGGTCGATGGTTGTCTCCAGTTTGAACTCAGACGTCACGTATGCTTTTGCCTTAGTACCCAACACCTTTCGGGCTTCGGGACCCATGCTGTACATCTGATGAAGCCCATTGGCCACAGATTCAGTTCCCACATAGTCCTCGTATATATAAGGCACCATCTGAGAGCCTACCAGCGATTGTGTTTCGACTTCAAGGGCGATGCCGTTTTCTGAGCCATCGCGGTGGTCGATGACCTGTCTTGTCAGACCGCCTGTCTTCACGGCAATAATTGGATTTCCAACCTGCATTGATTCGAGGGTTGTCAAACCGAAACCTTCGGCGTACGAAATGTTCAGGCAGCAATCTGTAATGTTGTGCAGAACATTCATTTGTTCAAAGTTTGTGCGCTGGGTTGAGAACACGACACTGTCAATGATTCCAAACTTCTCGGCGATGACCAGCAGGTTCGGTCCTTCCTGATCCAGCGGGTCAGTATGCATTAGCAATGTCGCGTCTGATTTCCCTTCTTTCTCAAGCTTCTTCATGAACTTCGACCATGCCTCTAAAACGTCGGCCGGTCTTTTCCGCCTTGCGTTTCTGTTGGCCCAAAAAACAATGAAGTGATTTTCACGTTCGGCGCCGAGTGTATGTCGTCGGTGTTCCAAGATTTCGTTTTCAGGTAGAGGAAAGAAAATCTCATCGGGAAGAGCATGAGGAACAAAGTTCGCCTTCCCCGGAATAATCTCGTTTACCATTTCATATGTTAGGTGGCTGTGGCAATTGACCAAATCTGTCGCTTCATAAAGAACCCGATTGAATTCTGGAGTTGGGCGGTTATCCCACACATGCCAGTATGCAATCGGGCAAATCTTGTTGATTTCGTCGTGCATCTCCCAGATATAAATGAAGAATCGTGGGTCCGTAAAGAGCAGGAGAACGTCTGGTTTTTCGGCAGCCAAGGTTTGAAGAATCAGTTCTCTATTTCCAAAACCGTCGATGGGCTTGATTATGAAGTCAGGATTCACGACGACAGTTTCATAATTGTCGTGTTTCTGGGCGGCGCCAAACTGCCGAATCGACCAGCACCCTTTTTCCAAAAGGCCGTTGATCAAAAACCTACTTTGACAACCAACGCCCGAGGAGCTCAAGGCATGATCTGACAACATCAATATTTTCTTTTTTTGTACTTGCATCAATACAATACTATCTTGCTATTCGATGATAGTAAAATACCGTGTTACATCGCGGCGAGCGTGAATAATATCATAGTAAAGGAGAAAAATGAGAAACTACTTACAGGTTGACTCAGACATGATATACCACCAAGTCCTGGTCGAGGAACCTACAACAATTTTTCACTGGTCAAGACGTCCCGGTGATTTTCTCGATGAAAAAACAGGGATACTTTCGCCAATGATAATGGAGTGGAGCGGGAATGTCCGTGAATGGTACGAAGGTCTAACCGATACTATTTCTCGTGCATTCTGTGATATGACATCGAATCTTCATGGTGATGGGATGGCCCGCGGGATCGTCGTATCACCCCTGGCAGCCACAATAATTGAATTTTCTCTAAGTTTCAGGACGGACATCTCGAGTCCCAAAATCATTAGTCGTGGCAAATTCGCCATGATTGGGTTCCTTCGCGGGGTGCCGGTTTATGTCATAAACACCAGTGATCATGATATATGCACTTTGTTTGTCATGGGTTGCGATTTGTGTAAAACCATGAAAGTCGGTCGCGTTTCGATTGCCCATATGAATGCCTAGAACAACTGAACATACCCTTTACAATGCTCGGTGTTTGCGAACTCGCAGAACTTGCATGAGTATCTGTTCTTCAGCGTGAACTCGGCTTCCATGTTTTTCAACATGTTGATGACCATCTTTTCGGCTTTCGCCATGACCTTCGGTCCTGATGATACTTCAACCATCGACACTGATTTACCTGGCTTTGCTTCACGGTGGAGAAGAACGTATGCTGTTTTCACATCCCGAGATTTCTTTCCTGTGTGGCGCATCCAGAAATGCTTGTAAAGAATGACCTGAGCTAATGTCAAGAAGTCTTGCTTCTTTCTTCGCTGCCAACCATATCGTCCTGCTGTTTTCCAGTCGATGATGACATGTTTTCCATTGGGAAGTTCAATCACGCAATCGATGTAGCCCTTGAAGTGACCGGTCGTCTTCAAAACGTCAGCATACAACATATGTTCCGCTTCGACAGTCTTCCACCCAGGAAATGTCTTTTCCATGAAATCAGGGAGCTGTGTTAGGGCATTCGTTGCCGATTCCAGCCAACCTGGAAGTTCGACATGTTTGTATTTCCAACCTTGAGCCCTGGCTCTCGCCGTTTGTTCCTTGATCCATTCCTCATCATCAAATCCTCGTTTCTTCCAGGCTTCCTTGATTTTCTCATGGACTGCCGGGATGTCTATCGTTCTTGTATTGAGGAAACTCTCGCCACCATCGTGGACGATTGTACCATAATCCAAATATGGGCTTATGATTTCCTCATCTGATGCTGGAATATACAAAAGGTCATGGCGCCATCCACAACCTGCCCAAGTACTAACTTCAGAATATGAGACGTGTGGTTTTCCGTTTCTTAGCAACGGAAGTGAGGGATCGATTGTTACTTTCTTTTTCATATTTCAATTGTATGAATATGTTGACAACTTTACATTAGTCGCCTTTTTGAATCCTGTAACTGTCAGAATCGAAGTGCTGTGTTGAAAATTCGTACAACTCAGTGTCCTCGAGGGCAATCATTTGGTGTCGCATCCCGCTCGTCACGTGGAAGTTATCGCCCTTTTCCAGGATGACCTCGCAGGCATCTTCAACCTCGTCCCATTCCGGCGCAGAATAAAGTACCTTGATTCTCCCGGATTGTACAAAGAAAACTTCATCCTTGAGCTTGTGATAATGCCAGGAACATCGTTTCCCTTTCACAAAAAACAGGAGCTTGCCGCAATACTCTTCGCAGTTCACAATCCATTTTTCAAAGCCCCAGCCTTTTGGGACAAATTTAATCGGCAAAGAATTCGGCATCTTTCATTCCTTTATCGTCAATGTATATGTCACCACTCGGTTTTCCTAGTCGGAGATCATGAAATTTGACTCCCCAGTCGTACAGTTGAGCCAGTGTCAAATCATAAAACTGCGTTATTGCAGCTACTTGGTTATCTTTGTTGCGGCCCATACCTCGGGCCGTATAGATAGTAATGCTATGGCCGGATTCAAACAGCTTATTGACTCGTGCAATTCGGTCCCTGTGTGGACGCGCTACATTGTAATCACCGTCAGTTGTCGTGCACAGTGTTCCGTCCAGATCAAATACGTAGCGCATTTATTGCCTCCGTTGATGAATGCGTTCCTATCCTAGGAAAATAGTCGACCTCAGCCAAATGTGAGCCAACAACCCGCCTTCCGTCATACTCGCTGCCGACAACGATTTTGTCGGCTTTCCAGTTTTCGATTTCTTGGCACATTTCTTCATCCGAGCCGTAACACACAACGACATCAACACATTCCAATGCACGAAGCATTCTCATCCTGTTCACAAGATCATTGTGGGGTCGGAGGGGTCCCTTGTTTTCAGAGACCCTCTCATCGGTATCGACACCAACGACAAGAAATTGGCCTTTGCTTTTTGCGTATTCCAACATTGCAAGATGTCCCACGTGCAAAATATCGAAGCATCCATTTGTCCAAATGACGGTTGGGCTCATATCGTTGATACCCCTTTTTTCTGGACAACGATTGATGCAATTTCATTTCCCTTTTCAATAGCAGCCTGAACATCACCTGTTTCAGTAAATGTCTTTGCGAATGCAGAAACGAATGAGTCACCAGCACCAGCAGAATCAACTCGATTCACCGTTGGCGTTGGATACACAGTTCCTCGATACATTGCACCACGAGGGCCCAATGTCACGATTAGATTTTCAATGATGTCTTCACCAAGAACTGATTTTGTACGTGCATACTCCGTCTCATTGATTTTGATGAATGAGATTGAATATGCCCATTCACCAAGAATCTTTTTTGTATCGAGGATTGAGATTTTCGATTTGCGCCCGATGAAGTTGATTTGATTCGTCGACAACCAGCCTTTGTCATAATCAGATATCACGACGCAATCATATTTCGAGAAATCAATACCTCGAAGCAGGGCGTTACCATACTTTTCATCGTTCTCGTCGACCCTGAGGAACATATGATTCGATTTCGTTTCTACGTAACGAATCTTCTTGATACACTCGGCATTATCATTTGTGTATAGCTCCGTATCGCAACCCAAAACTCTCATGTTGGCGGCAACATTTGAAGCCATCCCAAGGTTCTCAACACTTTTGATGCTATTGAAAACAGGAACTGGCGACTCCGGGGCGAGTCGCACTACGTTGCCGTATACGAAGACGTCCAAACATGATTCACCAATTACTAAAAATTTCATAGCACACACTTGACAAGGTCGCAGATTCTATCGATGTCTTCCGTACCTAACTCTGGATTGTTGGGTAAAAAGAACCCACAATCATGAATCTCATCTGAAACGGGATGACTAAACTCACCGTATTCCGCCTTCCAGAATGGGTGCTTTCCTAAGTTTCCTGCGCTGAAGATTCTTGTTTCGACGCCGGCAACCCGTAGCATCTTCACAATTTTCGTTCGTTGTGCCTTGTCTTTTGCCAGGAGACCAAACGAGATTGAGACCGGCTTGTTGGTTCCCCAATCTTGAAACTTGAAAGTTCCTCGTAGGTTTTCCGCGTAGCGCTTGTGATTTCTCTCTCTGGCCTCTGATACCCAAGGTGCTTTCTTGACCTGGTCGATTCCAATGAATGCCTGTAAGTCTGTCGCCCTCAAGTTGAATCCTGGAACGAAGAATGTGAACGGTTTGTGGAAGTCATCAACTCCATTTTCTTCAACCAACCCGTCGTACACTGACTCATCAAGATCCTTTCCCCAGCCGTGACTTCGGAGCATGAGCAACATTTGGTATGTTTCGAAATCGTCGGTGTTCACCATACCACCTTCAATTGTCGCCAACTGATGCCCAAAGTAGAATGAGAAGCTCGACATTTTGCCAACCGTTCCCACCTTCTTGCCGTTTGCATATTCAGCACCGAGAGCTGCGCAGCCGTCCTCAAGCAAAGTGAAGTTGTATTTCTTTGAGAGGGCATGCAATCTTTCAGCGTCATGCGGGATACCGAGAACCTGCACAAAAATTACCGTTGCCGGATCCTCTTCGATACACACTTTTTCGAGGTCGTCGAGATCGATTCCATACGTTTTTGCATCGGCGCCAACCATGATCGGGTCGAAACCAAATTGCATGAATGGTGCGATTGTTGTGACCCATCCCACCGATGGGACGACGACCTTCATGTTTCTTGGCTTTGCAACCTTTGCGGCGTACGCCATCAGCAGGTTTGCAGAAGAGCCGGAGTTGCAAAACACAGAGTACTTCGTACCGATGTATTTCGCCCATGCTTTCTCAAACTTTACCGTTAGTTCGCCCTTTGTCAGGCGAGGATATGTTTTCAGCCAATTGATAAGATTATCGATATCGTGATCGCTAATCGTATCTTTTGCCAGTGGGTACTCAATTTTATTCATCAATTTTCTCCATCCAATATTCAATCATTTCGTCCAACATAGATTCGAATGTGTACTCAAATTGAAAGTTCGTTTTTGTTGTTGGGCCTATTTTTCCTAGAAGCTTTGAGGCATCACCTTTTAGGTTGTGCAACTCAAGTGGTCTCACGAACCGTGGGTCAACAACCACATGGTCATTATAATTCAAATCTAGGTAATTGAAAACATATTCGCAAAGATGCCTAACTGAATTTGAACGACCGGTGGCCATGACAAAATCGTCACACTCATCCAACTGCAAAATCGCATGCATCGCCCTAACATAATCTTTGGCATGACCCCAGTCCCGTGTTGCATCTAGGTTTCCTAAACGGAGCTCTTTCATCAAACCTTTTTTGATTCGAACTGCACCGATGACGACCTTATTCGTCACGAAATTGGCACCTCGGCGGGGTGACTCATGATTGAACAGAATACCGTTCGACAGAAACATGTTGTACGATTCCCTATAGCACCTCATCAATGAGTAGGCCATTTGTTTTGCACAACCGTACGGGCTGACAGGAGACATTGGTGTTGTCTCTCTTTGGAATCCATCCGGATCAATGTTGTTGCCAAACATTTCAGAGCTGCTTGCCTGATAAATCTTGGCCGAGGGATAACAGAGTCGCGTCGCTTCCAGCAAATTCATCACGCCCAAACCAGTTGCCTGGATTGTATACAACGGCTGGTCGAAACTTACCTTCACATGACTTTGAGCCGCCAGATTGTAAATCTCATGAGGTTTCACATCCATCACAACACGAACCAACGATGCCATGTCTGTCACATCGGCAAACTGCAGGTTTTCTTTGATTTTTGCGTAAGTTCCGTCGTTCAGACGAGCAGATTGGTTTTCTGCGATTGAGTTTCGTTTGAGTGTACCATGAACATTGTACCCCAATTCGAGGAGATATTCGGCAAGATAACTTCCATCTTGCCCGTTGATCCCCGTCACGAGTGCGCGTTTCATTACTTCCTCGCATGCTCAAAGTTTTCTTCAAACCATTTTGAAGTGTTAACAATTGCCCAAACGATTGGTGTCCGTACAAATGTTGGGAACAAATCATCAAAGTATTCACTTACCGTTTGGCGACGGAGTTGCCCGTTCGGCTTTGACGTATCCCAATCAACACTAACATTGAAATATTCTGCCACCGTCTCAACCAGCTTCCTGATTTCCAGTTCATCGCCTGACACAATCAGTTTCTGCGGCAAATCATCCACCGACGCTAGCAATTCGAAGCATGCTTCCGCCAAATCATCAACGTAGATAAATTCACGACGAGGAGAGCCATCGCCCCATGCTTGCAAACTGGTTCCATTTTCTCTTGCCAAGTATGCCTTATGAATCAAGGATGGCACGACATGCCCATGGGCAAAGTCAAAGTTGTCATTCGGGCCGAAGATGTTTCCTGGGATGATCGAGCAGTAGTTTACGCCGTATTGCTTCCTGTAGGCCTCAATTTGGACATCAACCATTCTCTTGGCATGAGCGTAAGCTCCATGTGCCGGGAAAGGAGGACCATCGTGTAGGACCGATTCTGTCATCGTTTCCACATCAGGAAAGGCACATACAGATGAAAACGCAATCAACTTTTCGACGCCATGCTTGTAGGCCTCATCAATGATCATCGTGTTCATCATGACATTGTCAAAAAATTGCTGCGCTGGCGTTTCAAGGTTTTTCGCAATCCCTCCGACACGGGCAGCAGTATGGATGACATAATTTGGCTTATAACAATCAAACATGTCTTTGACACCATCTTGCTCTGTCAGATCCCAATTTTCCCGGGCCGCGAAGATTACATCAAATTGAGAATGATAGCCAGCTAACCTTCTGATAGCATTGCCGACCAACCCATTACCGCCTGTGACCAATACCAATTTTTTCATAATTTCTTTGCCTCAACATTCAACGACATAAGCAGCCCGGTCGATTTATCCATGTGGGGCAAATATGCCTGACTGTAATCGTCCACATAAAAATGGTCAGTCTTTCGCCAATCGTATCCTTTCACATCACTAAATCCGGCCTGTTCAAGATCATATTTCAATGTATCGAAGTCCCACCCGTGAAAATGAAAGTCAAAATCGTATTTTTGGCCGCCAAAAAAGAAAGCCTGGACCTCCGCGAGGTTGCCGGTTGCCAAGTATCGATCACACGCAGCACGCATGTTTGGAACGGCCAAACGCAATGTTCCACCTTTACCCAAAGCTTCAAACCAGTCGGCAAGAATGTCCTTGTATGTTGTCGGGGCAAATTTTGATGCCTTCAACGGGAAATGTTCCAAAACATGGGCAGCATAAATCACTTTCGCATCAGAAAACTTGGTCGATAACTTTGAAATGTCACAAACAACATCGGGTTGAACGTCTGGACGAATATCCACGTTCGTGTAGCCCCACATTTTCCGGTCGCCGCAACCGACGTTGATTTTGCAGCCATTTTTCTTCAAAATACTCATTATCCAAATCTCCTGGCCCATTTTTCTGGTTGGCGTATCCAATTGTCGTACCGTATGCAAACTGGACGATGATGTGACGTAAACGCGTGCCCATAAATGCTATTGAACAGCGGTAAATCGTTCTGATAGTATGCCGCAATGATTGGGCTATTATTTTGGTCTCTGCCGGGTTCCCAATCGTGCTTTGTTACAAAATTGTCTGACGTTATCACTTTTGAACCACTTCTTTGGGCCCGAAAGGCAAAATCGTGCAAATTCAAGTTGAAATGTTCGAACCTGCAGTCCAAACCGCCCAAACCTCTGAACCTTTCCACACTCATCATAAACATTAGGCAAATCTTCCAATCTGGATGAACTCCGGGTATCCGGAGACTGTCATGGTGGTGTGCATTCCAATAACTTGGCTTGAAATCGGCCAAATTGGCATTGAAATTCTGCCCTTCGGTATATTTCAATGCAATGATGTCTTTTTCGCTGTCATTTTGTTCAAGAAGGTCAATGCAATTGCTAAATTCCTTCTCGTTGATGATTACATCGTCTGAGGCAGCGGCGATGTACTTTCCTTGTGCAAGCGTGCTTGCTTTTTGAAGACATCGTGAAGGGCAACCAAAATCCTGCGAATATTGAACATTTGACAGCCCACGTAAATCGGCAGGCATCGGATATGGCGAAACAAACACAATTTCAAATGGGTGACGATCGCATGATAGCAACATTTGTTTATAAACGTTGCCCCAGTTATCATTTCTGATACCTGAGACCAAAAGCGACAAAACTGGCTTCACTTGAACCTCCGAGTCCATACAGTTTCGACATTTTTCCAATTCATTATCTCGGCGGCAATCGATTCATTCTTCGGCCACTCATTATTTCTGTATTTCGCGTGGAGAAGTGGCTCATCGTGGAATGTTTGACAATTATGAATCGGTTCGTGGTCGCCTGTTGTTCCTGGCATGTGGTCGCAAATCATGCATGCGATTCCTGACATCTTTACGATGGCGCCGGCGGCCTGGGCACGGATTGCAAGGTCAGTTTGTGATGACCAGGTCCCTTCGAATTCAGAGTTGAACCCTCCGAGGGCTTCCAAGAACGAACGGTGCATAAACGCGACGTTGAAGAGCCACCAATCTGGTGGGAGGTACGGTGATGCCGCAGGACCGGCTGCAATCTTGAAATATGAGTCGTCATGTTGCCGATCCCTGTCCACACTTCCAACTTGACCTTCCTGGTATTTTGCAATTACCACATTTAGTGGATTTCCGCCCATTTCTCGAAGGATTTTCATGTTTGCATCGACAGAACCAGGCAGCATGATTGCATCATCAGCCTGCCATGTCACAATCTCGCCTTCAGCGACGAGAAGTGCAATATTTTGGGCCCGAGTTGGGTGTCCAAAATCTCGTACGTACTTTATGTTTCGATATTGCAGCAATTCTTCCGGAAGTGGATTAGGACCGACCACAATTAGCTCAAACTGAAGCGATGTCGACTCACATAGCGATTTGTAAAAGCCTGGAAGGCGTTCTGGTCTGATACTCGGCAAAATTACCGATAATTCAGGCTTTTTGTGTTCTGACATATTCAATTACCTCCCTTACTGATTCTCGCAACGAAATGTCCGCTGTAAAGCCCAATACATCCGTTGCTTTTTGAACGTCTGGGACCCTCTTCTGTACATCATAGTCAAATGGCTCATCATGTTCAAAAAGTAGCGGCCTTGGATCGCCCAATTCTTCCCAAACAACTGTCGCGAGCTCTTTTACTGTTGTTGGTTGTCTCGTTGATATGTTGAAATCTTCGTTTTCGGCAGCCTGTGACTCAATGGCTACCCGAATTCCTCTTGCGATGTCTTTTCCGTTGGTGTAGCAACGAACCTGGTTTCCCTGGCCTAGCAAACGTAGCGGATATTGACCTTTGACAACCTTGTTGATTAGATCAGGCAAAACATGACTCATCATCATCTCAACATTGCCACTTGTGACCACTTCTTCGCCCAGGGCTTTGTCTTCTCCAACACCGACACAATTGAATGGCCGAATAATCGTGTAGGGAAGGTTGTATTGCTCATTGGCACCCTTGCAAAAGTACTCGCAAGCCAATTTTTGGAACCCGTAAGTGCTCAAAGGTGGTGGAGTTGTGGCAATTACACTTTCGGGTGTTGGAAACACATCAGTCGATTCGAAAACCATGCTGCTTGACAGAACCACGATACGCTTGAGCTGTTTTGTTTTGTGCAAGTGGATTGCTGTGTCGAAAATCGACGCCATAATCCTTTCGTTCGTTGCCAGCAGGTCATACGCATATTTGTGGAAATAAGAAATGCCGCCAATCATTGCTGCCATGCCGACAATCACATCGACATCGCCAAATCTGGCCAAATCTCGTTGTTCGAGACCGATGACATCCTCTTCGTAGAATGTGAAACAGGGATGATCATCGTGTGCCCGAACAATTTTCCCATATTTTGAGTAATTGTCAATTCCTATGACATTGTGACCAGCTTTTAGTAGCTCATTGCAAAGGTAACTTCCAATGAAACCTTGCGAACCGGTAATCATGATATTCATTTTAGTCGCATTTCTCCGAACACAGTTGTTTTGTATTTTGTATTTTCATAGTCAATACTCCGAAATAATCCTGCATTGACATTATGCTTTTCTTGTAGTCTGACAATGGCTTTGACATCTTTTGGAAGGCAAACGCCTCCGTAACCTCTAAAGTTTTCGTTCACGTCGAGGTATTGGTCTGGAACGGTTCCCATTTTGATGAACGCCGCTTTTACATCATTGTATGAAGCATCCACTGCTTGGCATGTTTCATAAAATTCATTTGCGAATATGACGCGCATGGCGTTGAAGATATTGGAATAGTACTTTACCATCTCGGCCTCGGTCAATCCCATTCTTACAATTTGCTTCGGGTAATTTCCATGAAGTTTCTTGATGAACTTGAATGTTTTCTTGTCTTCACATCCGATTGCCAACAGCAAATGATTCTCGACGAAGTCTGAGGTTGCACATCTTTCCCTTAGGAACTCTGGCACAAAACAGATGTTCATTCCATACCTTTCTCTAAGGCGGCTGGTAGTCCCTGGTTCAACCGTAGACTTTATGACAATGATTCCACCATACTTGTGCTTTCGGAGCCTCTGGATTGTATCCTCGACCACAGAAACATCACACGTGCCATCTTCCAACTGGTCAGTTGGGACACTTATGAAAACAATTGATGTACTTAGGACATCTTTCAGTTTTGAACCATCTTTTATGTCATAATGGACGACGGTGTGTCCTAATTTTTCGAACCCAAACTTGCAGGCCAAACCCACTGTTCCCAATCCTATTATTCCGACTGTTTGCTTTTTCAATTTACCCTCTAATCGTTGTTGAGCATTTCTTCGTAGGTTGTTGGTGTTTTACCACCGAACCTGCGTTCCCATCTCGGCGGCGACTGTTTCCAATTATCGAATGAAATTGGTATACGATCAAATGCAGCCATCGGCGATTGATACATTTCATGAAAAATTGGAGCATCATGAAAAATTTGTGCATTATGAATCGGCCCATGGTCAATTGTTTCATTCGGATAATGCGTGCAGTTTATTACTTCATGTGGCGAATGATAAATCTTCCCGCCGGCGGCTTGCAAGCGAAATGCAAAATCATGAAGGGGGTGATTCAAATATTCGAACTGTGCATCGAACCCTCCAAGTTCAACAAATCGCTCGCGATCAATAAGGAAATGAAGGGATGTGCGCCATCCCTTCCCAACGCCTGGCAACTGTAACTCTGCGCTTGACCATGCTCTCCAAAAATCGAGCGGTAATGCTGCACCGCTATAACCCGGGCCTTCCCTATATCGCATGTTTATCATGTCGAGTTTTGAGCATGTAGCGTCATATAATGTAACAGCCGATTCAATTGAACCAGGATAAAAAAAGCCATCGTCAACGGTATGATACAGAAGCCGGCCGCGAGTGTTGGCAGCGGCAATCTGTGCACATCGTGTTGGGTTTCCAAAATCTTTGATGACCCGGACGCACTCAACGTTTTTAAGATTGTCAGGCACATCAAATGGGCTCACAATTACAATTTCAAAACTATACTTTCCGCAAGCTGCAACCGCCGTGCTATACATTTGCTCCCAAAAGTGCGTCCTGATACCTGGCAAGAAAAATGAAACATCAATCATTTAGAACTCCCACAAAAAATGAATAGTTTGCCATATTTTCATAATCAATAATTTCCTTGCTCAGAAACATATTTTGGGAAAGGAACGCCCGGAGTCTTTCTGGATCATTATGCTTTCCTGAGTCATCATACACAGCCTGATTATGCAAAAATACAGAATTTATTTCTTCGTATCCAAATCCGGATTTCCATGCTTCAGGGTTAGAAAGTATCTTGCGCATGTCTAGGCCCCCAAGCAGGTTGTTCGATGGGTCTTGCCTCAGCCCAACATGACTAAATCCCGACGATGCGCCGTCGATTCCCCTGTCATGTTCAACAATCGAATCTTTAAGAATTGCCCAGCGCTTTCCGACAGAGGCAGCAAAAAACGTGAATGTTGATTCTGTGCAATACGCCGCAAAAATGTCGGGCTGCAGCCTCCCGTCAAACCCGTCGAATATGGCTTGGCTAAAAATATGAATATGGCTGTTACAAGCTTTGCCAACTGGAATCACGTGATTTTCATTCGTCACAAAACCCTTGAAACCCAACCATGCTTCGAAGCCGTTATCGTTTGAAGCTTGGATTGACAGGATTCCGTAATCATTCTTGACCAGCTCATTATATCCTTTTGATAATACATCTGTCTGATCTGCGAAGTTCATTCCGGAATCAATGTAAACATATGCTGCGAAGTTTGTGCCATGTTGTCTCACCGCTTCTAGCGCCGCAAAATTACACGAAATATTAACCGGAACAACAGAATCTAAAAAACAGTAAGATATTCTGTCACCGAATGTGCCTTTTACTTTCTGTCTTGTCAACTGCGTATTACAGCAACTAGACATTACCAAATGAATGTTAGCGTCTTGTCGTAGTATCGAATCTATACTTTTTATGTACCAATCACTGTTTTCTTTTCCTGACAACCCGCATGTATTGTATATCACAAGAAGTTTTTCATTTTTCATTATGGAAGTCGCCCCACTCAACAAGCACTGTCGATTTGCCGTCCTGTCTTTCGTATGCAGTCTTATATGCGTCAAAAATTTGTTCTGGTGTGTCGAGTCTTATTATGTCTGTGTTAGTTAACATCATGCGATACGCGTCTGTAAAATCACCGATGTGCTGATGTTGTGGATGAAGGGGTCGTTCCGATCCAATCCCAACCCTGATGATGCACTTTGGTGCATAACGGCCCGCAGAAAAAGCCTGCAGTTTATCTAAGTGATTAACGAGCTGGTTTGTTGCAAGCAATAAAAAATTCCACCTTGGATATATCGAAACAGGAACTGAACCATCGACGGCCATCCCAATTGTGATTCCCATTTGCATTTCCTCCGACACCGGCATTTCTATCTTTTTGTTATCAGGAACATCAATTAATGTTCCTGTCATCGATGTTCCTGGTGATGCCACCGCTTGACCAATAAAAACCGTATCGGACTGCGAACCCAACCACGTCATGGCCCGTGTTAACTCGTCTCGATATTTCATTGATTTAGTCAAAACTGGACTCGCTTGCCGGCGCCGGCATGTGGGTATTTAATTAAATTATATGCATAATAACGTACATGTTTATCATTTCTGTTTGCATACGTTGGTGTGTACATTCCCCAAGCCTTTTTTGTGTCTGTGCAAACTGACTTTTGATTGTCTTCAACAATGTATGTTATCGGAAGATCAAAGTTTGTAGCATATTTTATACATTCATGCGCTATTCCTGTTTCACTTGTCATGTCGCCAATAAAACACCAAACATGCTCACTTCCTTCACGAAGTTTAATATTTAATGCAGTGCCTAGTGCTATTGGTATAGTTCCAGCAACAATTCCAGAGCACATAATCTTGTGCGATGAATAACACAATGAAATTGAGCGGCCTGCGATAATATCACGCATAAGATCGGCTGGATCGACACCCTTTAATAAACAATGATAATGACTCCTCCAGCTAGAAAAAATCCAATCTTTATGTTTTACATCACTAAAAATGTCAAGTAATTGATCTTCATTTCCATTATGAAGATGTATAGGTGCTAAAATATTTGATGCATTAAATGATTCCGCGACTTTATTCTCAAATTCAATTAATTCTTTTTTCGATAGCATTGTTTTTATCCTGTAAAGTCGCAATAACATGTTTTGTAATATCAGCGGCACTCGGTGGTAAATTGTCAACTGCAGGATGAAATCCTGCAGTTTTGTCAGCTAGGCCCAGCACGCTCATTGATGCATGTGTAATTGCCATCATGTCGAAAGCCAAATTTTTTGCAATGCCGTCGCGATAATCATCATCAATGACAACTCCGCGGCCAGCGGCTGATAAATCGTTTAATACATCACGTGATGGTTCAAAGGGTTTGATTTGCCAAATATGACTTACGGCCGCCTTAATCCCTAGGCACAAAAGTCGCCTTGACGCTTCGATTGCAGCGAATCGCGTGATAGATATTGGGAACAAAATAATATCCGGATTGTCAAAAATGACGTCATCCAAATCATCAGTGTTGTCGTATGAACCTCGATGTTCAGATACATAATACACATCATCGTCGTCCATAAACATGTTATATGTTGCTGTGTATTCAGACGATGACATTGGAGCATATATTTTCACACCTGGCATCCGATAGTATAACGAATGATGTGAAGAACCGGCGACTGGGCCAATTCCGCCTTCCATGGCTATTGATCTTATGAACATCGGGCATGGTCTATTCCAAATTTCTTTAGATTTGCATGCGTAATTAATAATAATGGGTGCATTAAACCAGTTAAAACCTTGATATCGAATTACATACATTGGCCGTTTTCCAGCTAAGGCAGCACCGACGACAAATCCACTGCCGGCGACGTCAGCCATTGGAAGCTCCACCATACCGTCTTCTTCATATAATTCTGGTAACGTACCGCCTACCCAGCCTACAGCCGTTAAACACTGGCCCATTGCAACTCCATCATTGTTCAAAAGATGTAATTGTACTGTGTTTTTTATTGTATTTCTAAGTGTTTTTGGCATTTTCCCAAACATCCTTTACAAAACGTGCTGCAGTTGTAATCCGGCTAGCACCAAATTTCTTCAAAAATTGATCTTGTCGATCAAATGTAGTAGGATCATCAATACCTGCTCCGGCATGCCAAAACTTTCTATGTGTTTTAACATTTAGAAGTGCAGGTTTCGATAAATCAAGCTTTGAAAGAGTTTCCCAAAGTTGGGTCGGGTCATCTGTCACATTGCATGATTGGAGACCAAATGATTTTGCTATATCACTAATATCCCAGCTGCGACGTACTTTTTTCTCAGTTAATATTGAAAAATTATTATCTTCAACAATGAATAATATTGGTAACCCTTTCGTTGCTGCCCATCCCAAAGAAGCCAAAAAATAATCTTCTTCAGCAGCTGCATCACCGGCGAAACACAGCGTAAATATCCTATTAGTAAAACACATGCCTGTAGCGATAGGGGCTTGTGAACCCATAAGCCCGTCATGACCGTATATCTGCTTTTCTTTTGAATGAATAGATGCTGAGCCGCCCATACCTCCGGCGCACCCATTTTTATGCCCAAGCAATTCTAGGACTAATTTTTCAGGATCACCACCGAATGAAAGATATGTCGAATGACCTCGATGTTGAATAAAAATCTGCCTTTTTGTAGGACCATGATGATCTAAAAATACAGAAAGTGTTGCGGCGATGTATTCTTGGCCAGCTGATAAATACGTCGGTATACTAATCGTTTTATTTTTTAATTGATTAAATGCATATTCTTCGAATGCACGACTTGTTGCAGCAAGTTCAAATATTTTTAATTCTTGTTCATTAGTCAATTTCTTGGTTTGTAATTTTCTATTTATTGCCGGTAATCCTGTATTGCCAAACATGTTTGTATAATCAAAAACCATTGCCGTATTCACAACAGGCACACCAATTGCAGAAACCTCAGCTAAGTATTTTGTATCATCATCAAAAAAAACTGCTTTTTGAGTTTTCGCTATTAGCGGAAAATGCTCCGCCTTATTCTGCGTTTTATATAAAAGTATTCTATCGCCGTTAAATAAATGCGTTAGACCAAATGTCGACAATAACATAACTGACGGTTGGTTTGTGTTATGTAATCCATGGACGGCTCCGCCTGACAAATATGAAACAACTTTTTTATTACTATGAAGAAATTCTAGCATATCTCGCACGCCGATTCTAAGCTTACAAATATTGCCAACGTCATCGATGATTGTGTCAGTTGTTTTTTCAGTTAACGCGTTGACATTATGAATGTGGTATGGTGGAAGTGTCTGTTTCGCCCAAATTGGTCTACCGGTAGGATCGACAATATCCCATAAAGTTCTGTCTAGATCGAATACGAAATGCTCAAAAATATTAAAGTTCATCCAAGCTTATCCTGTTAATAGAAAGTAGTGTTGTATTGGGCATTATTCCAAATTTTGTCGACAAAAAACTCATCGTATGACCAGCAACTACATCACCGGCCTGGATAATAACATCACCCGACGGAGTCGTAAGGCCACCTCGAAGGACAACTAAAACTTCTTCATACGGGCGATTATGCAACTCTGCTGTTAATTTAACGTTTTTTATCACAAAGTTGCAATTAAACAAATTTATAGATGTTATAGCATCATCGACAGGATCATCTAACCACAAAGAGTCTGCTGACTTTGCTCGCTCATGTTTATTTCCCTCATACGGAAGATGTGTCCTTCCATATTTATCCTCCAGCCTTACAAGGTCATGTTTATCTTGCGGGCATTCCACTTCCAAAACAAATGAGGATGTCAAAGCTTTGGTCGAATGAAATCTACCTCTAAAAATCATGATTTTATCGAGACCACGGAGTGTAATACTATTTTTTAAAAATGAAACCTGAACATTTCCGTCTAAACAAATCAGGCCGGTATTTTTTTTAGGATGACAATGCATTGATGTTTGTTTTTCATCATCAATTCGAAGCAGCCAAATACCTAGGTTTTCATTTTGATATGCTAAATATTCATGTCCCCATGGTTTATTGACAATAACATCTTTATAGTCTTTCTTTTCTAGAATATGCATCAATCGCCTCCTTCATCCACTCCCCCATCCAATTATAATGAGGAGATGAAATGATGTTGTCAGACATAACGACAGGCTCTCGCGAATAAACAGCACCTGCGTTTGTAATGTCATCTTCAAGACTGTAATAGCCAGAAATATCTCTTCCCTTTACAACCTTCGCGGATATTAATAATTGCGCGCCATGACATGTACTAGCGATTATTTTTCCGGCAGCATCCCATTCATGAACAAATCTAAGTATTTTTTTATCTTGTCGTAATTTTTCCAACGCCTTAACACCGCCTGGCAAAATTAAAAAATCATATTTATTAAAAATCTCGTCATACCTCACTGACAAGTCAGACACGTTTAGGTCTGCATTCATTTTCGTGCCCATAATGCCAAAAATCACTTCCTTGTTTGCCATAATTGAAACGTTTGGCGTTTCTTCTCGGCACCTATAATAAGGATAAATTACTTCG